CTATCCCATCCTATCGCCTCAAAGCAAGCCCCCTTCTGCCACATTCGCCAGAAGAACTTTCCGGTCTCACGATATCCCTTCGGGCAGGTACTTCGGTCTCTGTTCTGCAAAAGCCACTTGGCAAATGCTCTTCTGTTCTCTACAGGAGTCATATCCTTTTCGATGAAGAAACAAGGAATAAAGAGGAACGAATAAGCATCATTATTCTTTGGGTCCATTGCCAACTGGCACTTGTCGTAGAAGAAACCAGAGTTACCTCTACCGGTACTCTCGAATATCTCCACGTTGTCTTCCAACGGGTCGATACCACCGGATATAGAAGAAATCACACCCTCAGGATCATGCTCTGGTGTCTTCTTCCAATAGGCTACCTCCGAATAGTGGGCACAGTGGAAGTTGCTACCACGCACAGAATCGAAGTTCTCGAAGGATGCTACAGTCAGCGTACTTCGTCTGATTGCCTTCACACCATCCGTTACTTGGAAATCGTCAGGAGAATTTTCGTATGGCGAGAACTGAAGTTTTGCGCCCGTATGCCCCACGGTCCACCCCGGCTGCCGCTCCAAAGCTTTTCGGTACATCGCCTTAATCTTCTTGGCGGTATTCTTCTGCTGGGCAAGCACAATAGCATTCCAACCATCGCGCCTGTAGTCTTGAATCCATTTGATGTAAAGCTGTGATAGGGTAGAGCCGCCCCACTGACGTGCTTTCAGAATAACCACGAACACTGGTTTGTGGGCATTCCGCAGGTCCTCCATAATCTTCAGTAGTTTTCTTTGAGGATAATTCAGCTTGAAAGGAATCATCTTACCGGTCTTCTTATCCTCAATTTTATCGGTCACGTATAGGGCAAACTCGGGGTCTTCCATGAACCTCACTCTACAGATGGCAAAGGTAAGCATTTGGAAATGCTGGGCATCATCCTTCTGGTGCAACACATAGTTGATGTAGTCTTTCAGGCTGCCCATCTTTCTCAGACCTCTAAACAGAACAGATTTGGCGGTCTTCTTCGGAACCCACATCTTAGGAATGAAGAAATCGGATAGTTCTATCTTCACACGATGCTCAAAGTTATAGCACCCTTCGCCCGTCATAGGGTCGTAGGGACCATAAATCTCATCGTATCGCTTATGATTTTCCGCTACGAGATTATCTATTTCCTGTTCAGTTACTAGAGCCATCCGTTAAATCGTTTAGTTCCTCAAAATCTGCATCCTGTATCTCGGGTGCTTTGCTTATATCCAGTACGTCTGCCTCGTCTTCGTCCTCTACGGTTGTCATACCGAGTGCCATGAGCTGCTTGAAGTCTGCATCTATTCCGTGGGTAACGCTTACTTCTGTCTGCTTTGGTATCATGTGCTTGGTAAGGTCTTTGTAGATGGTGACGTATGTCTTAGGATCATACTCTGCCAGTTGGTTCATACAATCCTCAAACTGCTCTTGGCTCCTTGCCAGCCAGTCACGTATATATTCCTTTTGGGCACTCTTTCTTGCAGGGAGAAGTTTCTTTACCTTCTCCTTCTTCTCTTTCTGTATCTCCCTTACAGACTTAAATCCATCCATTTCAAAATCTTCCATACGCTCGCTTTTTTATTATCCGAAGGGTTTCAGAGTATGAATCATGCTGCCCGGTTTGGTTGAGTTGGCGCAGTCTATGATGTCTATCTCCAGTTCGTCCAGTTGGTTCATCTGGTCTATCGTCAGAGGGTCCTTGCTTGTCAATGTGCGCATAAAATATTCGTATAGCGCACCGGTCACGATATAGTCGTGTATCAGCTTGACGAGTGCATCATATTTGGTATCATCCCAGTAGTCTGGAAATTTCAGCCATATCTCCTTCTCATCCCATTCTCTCAGGGCATTATCTCTTACCCTTCCTTCTGGTTTCATTACATAGGCAGACAGATTCGCTTCCACCTTATTAATATACTTGTCAAACCAACGGTAAAAGAGCGGGCGTTCCTGATCGTTCTCGCTTGTCGGAATATCTTCACCTTGCGCGTCCTTCATGTTCCGTCTTGCTCGTCCTACCATGTTGGTATTTGCATCTATATCATACCAGAGCTGGGTGGCATAGATAAAGATGTGTTTATCCCAATAGCCGTGCCCTGCTCTTCGTGGCTTCGGCAAGAAAGGATTTGGCTCGGGCTTCCATCCTCTCTCTCGGATAAAATGTGTTGGGTGTAATTTGTTAAACTCCGGATAGCTCATATCTTGATATTTTATATTCAATATTACAAAACTCCTTCCTCCTCAGTTACGATGGCATCGCAAGTGAACTCCAGTTTGTCGCTATGTCTTGACCATAGCTTCACCTTGCAGAAACCGGTATTTACCGGAACTAGAGTAAAGGATCGCCTATCCCTGCATCGGTGTATCTCTATGATACTTGGGTCTTCGCTTCTTGCCTCAATATCATCAATCGCTCCATAATTGATCGAGTAGGATAGGGTAGCTTCCTCTCCCTTCTCTAGAGTTATCTCGCCTTCAACGCCCTCACCATTCACCTTTGCGGTCAGTTCGATTGGATAAGGAACGGTAGGGACCATCGGACAACTCATCACGAAGCACTTCCTAATGGCAATCTCATCTGATGCAAGTGTAGCTTGGTATGGCTCCGCTTGTTTCAGGTTTGTTGTTTTCAGCCACCACTGGTATATCATGTAGTCCTCCACGTATCTTGCTGACAGCCTTGCCAGTGCGTCGGTCAGCGTTCCGTTATAACGTCTTGATACTGATAGGGTGAACTCCACTATATCATCCGTTCCGCTTCCATAGTAGATGGCGTTGTCGCCAATAGTCTGAGGCGTTGGCACAAGGTAGTCTACGAAGATGGTCTTCAATACTTCCAATGCTGTATCAAAGTCGTGGTTCAGCGTTCTTTCGTGAACCTCATCATCGCCGGCAGCCTCGTTAAAGCTTACTTTCGCTGCTTTTTCGTCTGCTGCAGTATCTATCTTTGCTTTCAGGTAGGTTGTCGACTTTACTGCCTCCATTACTACCGATTTGATAATTTGAAATTTTATGATCATAGCTTCTCCTTTTTTAGTCAATGATTATTTCGCCTGTCATGTCTGCCAGACTCTTGTTGCTGCTTGCCGGTGGGGTCTTGTGATAAATCAGCTTGATGGCCGCCGCTATATGGTTCACCATGTCCGCAGCATACTTCTGTGCCAGCTCTGCCTCAGTCATTCCCAATACCGCATTCGATACATAGGCTATCACATACCCCATGAAGTTGCCTTCAAACGGAACGGTAATACTGTCTTCTCCGTCTGCCCATCTGCTGTTTTCAAACTTAATCACCATCGCGTCCCCGTTCTTGTAATAGGTTACTTGTGGTGCCAGTTCTGCTACAAATGTTTCTGCCGCAGCGTTGATATACTGCTTCATGATACCTTTCTCTTCCGAAGAAGATAGGGTAGTCTTGGCAAACATCGTATCTCCGTTCTTGTCTTTCAGGCGTTTTCCGATGAGAGCGAAGTGTTTGTTCACCTCACTCATCACCTTCTCCATTTCTATAGTTATCTGTACTTCCATACCTTATGCTACTCTGTTATATCCTAATGCACTCTGTGCCTGTGCTACTGCATTCTGGTCTGCACCCTGCACAATTCCGTTCTCTACCTGACCACCGCCTTGCTGCATAGCCATTGCCTGTTGCTGCTGATACATCTGTTCAAGCTGAGCCTGCTGCTCCTGTACGCTGGCAAGCAACTTGTCTGCAAATGGTGCGTTGAGATTCTGCAGATACTGAATGATATTGATACCGCCCATTTCAAGAAGCTTGTCGAGCGTATCGTTTTGCATCGTGTTGAAGGCTGCCGTAGCTGCTGCATTCTTGATACTGATCTTGAAGTGAATATCTCTTGCCGAAAAACGGTCGTACTTGTAAACCGTATTGAAGTTCCGGTCGTAAACCCTTCTTCCGTCTTCGTAGTACTGCTGTATAGTCATGCACTTCTTGGTTGCCAGCTTCTCCGTGAACACGTCCATGTCGGCAAGGATGGTATACAGAGACGTGGTTGCATTCTGGCTTTCCTGTGCATATCTGGCTGCCGAAGTTCCTGCCGATGGGGTCTTACCCTGCAAAGCACCGCTCACGTTGGTAACCTCTCGAATCAGGTTCAGTTCTATCTGCAAGAGTTCATTGGTACCAATATTCACGGCATTCGATGTAATAATTTCTGGCTTCACATTCGGTGTCTTCACCGATGGCTTGTAGAATATCCATCCGTCATACTCTACCGCCTCTTCCATAAACTGCTCTGGCGTTCTGCCGTTAAGCACATTCGTAGGAATCATCTTGAATCCCTTGAAACTGCTTCTGATGGCCATGTCGTTCATTACAATCAGTCGGTTGATGTATCGCTGCTGGTCTATGATGTTGGCAAGGAATGGATGAATCTCTCCGTTGATATACGGATAGAGTTTCATCGTGAAAGGATGGCTCTTATAATCGTATGGTGTTTCGCCCTGGCAGAGGATAGTTCCGTCTGGCGCCATGTAGGTATAATACCAGTACTTATCTGCAATCTCTTCGCTAGTGATGTACGCTCTGTCTTCTTCCGCTATACCCATTTCGTCATACTGCTGCTTGCGCTTCATATTGTCGTTGCGCAGCTTCTGTATCATCGCAGTATCATCCAAATCTATGCGGAAGTAAGCACCGGTTCCTGTGGTCGCAATCGGGTCAAAGCATTGCAGTCTTGGCTTGGTTTCCGTGGTCCACACCTCAATCACTCTAGAGTAATGTCTTCCCTTGTTGCTATGGTCAAAACTGAGATTCTCCAACGCCTTCTCTTCGTTAAACTCATAGCCGTAGCTGTTATCGTCCGAAGGATAAATATCAAAGATGGCGTTCAGATCTTCTTCTGTAAGCCCATATTCCTGTTTGGAAAACTTCTGATACAAGTCTTCTCGGCTCACGTCATGCAGCACACCGATAAGGCTCACGTCGTTGTGTCGTGGGTCGCTACCGCATTCAAAAAACATGTGGTCGGGTTCCATCGCGTCTGTCCATGAGTCGGGCATTTCAAGTTCCTTCGCCTCCCAACTCTCCCTGACAAACATCTGACCGCCCATCAGGTAGTCTTTAATGGCGTGGTTTAGCACATCTTGCATGTACGTTGTCTGCCAGTTGCATTGCATCGTGGCACTCATCATGTCGCTCAGTTGTCGGGAGTCGCTGTCTCTTGCAAAGCAGACAGGTTCCGTTCCCTGCTTGGCATAAAGACCGGCAATAGATTCCAGAATGCTCACCATGATGTTGTTGCTCATAGGTGTCTGGTTGCGCTTCTCCATATAGGTACGCTCCGTCATTTCCTCCCAGTAGCCATGATGGTATACTCTGATGGTGTCGCTCCATTGGTCGCCCATACAGTAGCGCATCGTTCTCGCCCTCGTTTCTCGCACACCGCTCAGGTTATTCCAAGCATTTCTGCATCGGCTGAGTAACTCCTCGTCCTTGCCGTGTTCTTGTCTTCGCTTGCGAGCCTTAACCGAGTCATACTTGTTATGTTGAGGCATCACTTTGCTAAGTGTCAGTATTCTTGCCTTTACCATTTTCTTATACATTATTAATTATAGGCGCAAAAATAGGCAAAAACATGGCTTTCTTTGCCGTGTTCCAACCAACCGCCAAGCGCAAGGTTGGAGCACGGCAAAACTTCTTCAAATTATTTGCATTTTTGCCGAAAAGTTTCAAACAGTATTATAGAGATATGACAAAAGAAGAATTAGCACAGATGAATGAGGAAGGTGGCGCACAACAGGCTCCACCTGCTGAGGCTGCTACAGATGAAACGTCTGTAGATGAGCGCCCTAATCGTACAGCTTTCTCCAAGCGCTTCTCTAATCGCCATTCTGACATCGACTTCGAAGACAAGGAAGCTCGTTATGCGGCAATGAATGATGATGCTGATTTGCTCGGACGATACGAGGAAAGCGGTAAGGCGTTGTCTAAGGTATTCGATAAGCACAAGTGGCTCGCTGCTCTGGCGATGGATATGGAGAAGAATCCGGACGATAATCCGTTTGATGCGATGGCTCGCATGGGTATTGACGTTAAAACCTTGCTTGATGATCCTGAAGGCGGCAAGAAACTCGCTGAGATTCTCGCCAAGCACAACGAGGACGTGGCTGAACAGAATGAGGCTACCGAGAAGGTTACTGCCAACATGCGCAAGTCGCTTGAACGCCTGATGAAGCTCTATCCCGATGATGCACAGGATATGTGGTCCCAGATTTACGAGATTCACGACAAGGTAGAGAGTGGCGATATTTCAGATGATATTTGGAAGATGCTCCACAATGCCAACAACTACGATTCTGATATTTCCTCTGCCCGTGACGAGGCGGCTATGCAAGCCCGAAACGAAAAGATTCAGAATAAGGTTCGCTCTTCCAGCACAGAAGGTATTCCTCCTTCTCTTTCTAGTTCTGGCGCAGGAAATAAACCGGCAAAGAAACAGAAACGTGAAAGTTTCTTTGATGATATTAGAAGTAATTAATCCATTAATATATGTATAAAATGAAGAAAAATTGTTTTAAGAATTTTATGAGTGGTCAGTTCGTCTTTAAGATGATTCTGATGCTTCTTGCCGTAGTTACCGGTGGTGGCGTAATGGCAACGGCAGACCTTGTAGAGCCGCAGATTGGCAACGAGGGAGTAAATCCTGCAGACAAAGAGACTGTTGCCCAAAAAGAGCCAGTAGACCCTAATGTTAACGACAGACTTAGCCCTGGTGGAAAAAAAGATGGTCAAGACCTTACAGGCTCCCAGGCTTCTAGTACACAGCTTCGTGAGGGTGGTCTGCTTGATAAGGAGTGGGATAGTGAGATAGTTAAGTTCTATCCTTTCAAGACACCGCTTCTTTCTATTGTTCGCCGTATGGCAAAAACAGTAAATATTAAGAACTGGTCAATCTCGCATCAGCGTGTTGGTGGCGAAACTCTTGATGGACAGACTATTCAGAGAATTGAAACTGCTGACACCATCGAGATTAATTCAACGAACTTCTCTGGTTCTATTCGCCCATTCTATAAAGGCACTACTGTTTTTGCTTCTGGTGTTCCCGGTTATGCTGCTGGCTCACAGACCAAGACAGAGGGTACACTGATGCTTTATGTAATTGAGGCTAACGGTAAAAAAGCGGTTATGCAGGCTGTCAACGGAAAGCCGAAGGTTAGTGGAGACTCAAGAGACAATCTTGACAACATGACTTGCCCGGAAATCCCTGTTGGAACAACGTTCCTTGCTGGTGCATCTGCAGCTTCTGAGTCTCAGCTCACCATTACACCAGAAAACTTCCAGCCACGCGAGAAAGAAGTGTATGTTCAGAAGAAACTCTTGAACATCGTATTTACAGATGACTACGAGAAGGTAAAGAAGGAGCAGCCTATTACAGTTGCCGACTTAAAGACCGATGCTATCATCAAGTATAACCTACGTGCAGAGCGTACTTATTTGCTTGGATGCAAGTCTCGCTTCAAGGCAGAGACCGGCGACGGACAGATTGAAGATGTCTATACCTCTGAGGGTATCATCAATCAGCTCACCAACACATACTCCATCGGTGATACTTATACGCTTGGCGATTTGATTGCTATTTCCAAACTCCAGTTCACGGAATTCTCCGAGAATGATCGTTGTTTTGCCTTCTGTGGTAAGAATGCTATCGAACGTTTGGAGAATATCAAGTTGGAGGGAAGCCATCAGAACGACTTCATTAATCACAACGAGTTCGACCTTACCTTCAAGCGATTCAAAGACACCTTCGGCTCTATTGATTTTGTTTGGACTCAGACTCTCGATCTCTTGGGTATGTCAGACTTTATGGTTATCTTCGACCCTAAGGCTTCTCGCCGATACGTCAAGATTGGCAAGAAGGAGCAGACCAATGATATGTCTAAGGGAGGTGGCGAGGTTCGTGACGCTAAGCGTTGGATTCATCAGGAGGCAGATAGTGTGGCACTTCGTGGTTACAACTCAATCTTGGTTGGTCCTGCTGATAAGATTGCTAAGATTGCCACAGAGTCACTTAATGCCATCATTTCTGCTAAGGAACTTCCTAAGAATCCATCAAAGGGTATGAAGGTTGCGCTCACGCAAAACTACACCTTAAAGGGTACTAATTCTCCTACTGATGATGTCAAGTATGAGGCAGGTACAGTTTTATACTACACTGGCACCGCTTGGGCTATCTATGCTGGTCAAGATACAGCGCAGTAAATTATCACTATAAACCATCGGTGGGCAGGTGCATCTTGCTCTGCCCACCATTTATAAAGAATAAATATGATTAAGACATATAAAGCACGAGTAAATCAAAATAGCATTAGCTATCTGCTTTCAGGTAAGCAGGGTAATCAGGTTCGCTATCCTTTCGCAAATGGTAATGTAATTATAAACAAATATCCTTCACTTACGTTGCGAAACCGATACTGTCAGGAACTTCTTGAGTCTAGCTTGCTTTTTGCCAACAATACTATTATTCTCGACCATGAGGAAGAAGAGTACCCTGGCGAAAAGGCTAAACTTGAAGAGGAAAAGAATGCCGCATTAAAGTCAACCGTAGATGAGCCGGAAAAGAAGACTACAAAAAAGTCACAGAAAGAGGAGGTAGCAGGCATCCGTACAGCGGAAGAAGTTATTAATTACATAAACAACCGTTTTGACAAGGATTGCAGAACCCTTGAAACTGCCATGAAGCATGCAGACAAGGCTGGTCTTATTTTCCCTGATTACGGCAAGCAGTAATATATAATAAGGTGTAAATGAGTATAGAGGAAATCATAAAGGCAGTTCGTTGGTGCATAGACGAGGAATCCAACAACACATCGGAAATCACCGATGAGAAGGATGATTTGTATATGGACAACATCATCAAGTCGAAGATAAACGATGCGCTGCATTGGATAGCTATTACTGCTGCATCTTCGCCTGTCCTGTCCGATTCCAAGAGTATAGGCTCGACTTCCGACACAATTCAGGTGTCCGATTTTGATTCTAATCGTAACATCGGTGTTATCACCATGCCTTCCAATATGGAGATTATTACCATCAACCGCATTCGTGGCGCTTCTTGGTATAAGGCAGTCGCCCCAGTAGAGGACACCGATGACGAAGCTCTTATGATGTACGACGATACCGCAAATGGTACCATTGATCGCCCACAGGCTGCCATCATGCGAGAGAATCCAATCAAGATCCTCATGCAGCCCAAGACTTCAACGGCGGTTATTACCTATGTGGGCGTACCTAAGTCTGTGAGCACAGACGCTTCCACAACAGATGTTTCCATTCCGGACAAACTAAAGAATGCTTTCATCTATTATATCGCCTTTCTGCTCCTCTCAGCCTACGATGATACCAAGGCCAGCCAGATGTACACCATCGCCCTGCAACAGCTAGGCGTAAATCAAACCTCAAAATAAAGACGATATGGAGAATGTAACAGCCACATACGATGCCAATGAACTTGCGTGGGTAACTCCAATCCTTACTCTTCGCCGTGATATTTTCCTAAGAATCACGCTAAGGGAAAAAGGAAAGGTGGTTATCCGTCAGTCAGATGATAAGGGAAATTTCCCTCGCGTCCCGATACGTCGCCACAAGGACACCCAGTCCTTCGAGTTCCGTATCTCGGTCATTCCCGATACCGTCCAAATTCAAATATTCACTTCTACAGAACCAAAAGAAATAAAATATGCCTACATTTAGACAAGATAATAAGTTAGGAGATTCCGTTCCTTTGATTAAAACTCCAGACATTGGAGACAAACAAGTTACGGAAAGAAAACTTGCTGATGGTTCAGTAACATCAAGCAAGTTGAGTACAGAGATAGCAAATATGTTATCTCTGCTTACTACACGTATATCGGCATTCAAGGTAGCAGATAATCTTTCTTCTTTGCCAACAGAAGAAAATACAATAGGCTGGCTCGTCGATAACCATCTTTATGTTTACGTTGGTAATGGCTCGACTCCAGAGTCAGGTATGTATCAAGATTGTGGTGAGTTGCGTGGTCCGCAAGGAATCCAAGGAGAGCAAGGCTTGTCTGGTCTAAACGGAAAGTCTGCTTATGATATTTGGACTGAGCAGCCTGGCAATGAAGATAAATCTGAAATCGATTTCTTGGAGTTCACCAGAGGAAGCAAAGGTGATAAGGGCGATCAAGGTGAACGTGGCTATGATATTTCAAATATTGAACAGATTGTTAAATCCACAGAGGATGGAGGAAAGAACATTATCCGTGTCACTCGTTCTGACGGATGGAGTAAAGTCTTTGAAATTTTCAATGGATCGAAAGGTTCAAAGGGTGATAAGGGAACATCTATTGTTAAGTTAGAGCAGACAAGAAAAACTACAGAATCTTCTGGTCTCAATACAATAGAGGCAACACTAGGTGATGGTACTAAAGAATCCTTCGAAATATACAATGGCGCAAAGGGAGAACAAGGCAACAAAGGAGAAAAAGGAGACAAGGGTGATCAAGGCGAAATCGGACCTCAGGGCAATAGTGGTATCGCTGATGCGAGCAACAAGACCCTAGTCAATGATGCTATAACTGGTGGAGAGACCGACTTTCTTTCAGCCGAGGTAGGCAAGCTAGGCATCCTAACCTACGACTGCTCAAAAGGTGGAACCGTAACCCATACTACTCTCCAAGATGCCATCAACTCGGTTCCTACCACATTTCAGAAGGTAGGTCTCACCATCACCTACAAATCAGGTAATACCATCTACCGCTATACTTTAAAGGCAAATACATGGTCAGCAGACCCAGCAAACTGGTTTTCTGTAGAAGATAAACTCAACGACTTAGAAACCAAGGCAGTTTCTTTCATCGAAAAAAAAGGTGCAGTATCTGCTAGAACAGGTGCGATACAAGAGGCTTATTTAACATATCGTTATGTTGAAATTGATGTTAGTCAAATACGCAAGCTTCGCCTTAAAGGAAAAAACACAAATGGTGCATTAGGATATGCAGTTTTTGATGCTGAAGATAATTATATAAAAGCTGAAGGAGATACATATAATTTATCGACTTTCTCTGATCTTGATATAACATTCTCAGACGAAGCAAAAAAACTAAGGGTTTGCTATGATGTTAATGGAGTTAAAGAAAATCAGAAAATAAACATACTGGAAACAAAAAATGATTCCTTAACAGATGTAATAAACCAATCAGCAAAGCAGTCATTTTCTTTAGGAAGCATCGCTGATACTATTAAAGGCAAATTTATTAATTCGTCAGGAGTGTTGTCTGATAATCAATCATACGACACAAAGTACTTTGCTGTAAAAAAAGGAGATAAAGTTCAAATTGAAAATTATGTAAAAGGAAATACTGGTAATTCACCTATTTCGTTTGTTTTAAACAAAGAGGTGTTGTTACATACTTCTTCTGTACTTAATATCAATGCGGCTAACTCAACTAATTATGTTGCAGCTCCACAGGATTGCCTTTGTTATATTCCAAGATATAACTCATCTGATAGCGGTGAAGCAATAGTTAATATAATTCATTCTTCACTTGTTGATTTCGTTGAAGATGTGCAGAAAGACAATATATCAGATATAGCATTAATCAAAGATAATTCTTTGTCTCTTGATAATAGGTATCAATACAAAGTAGGAAAGAGAATTGTAAATGGAATATTAGTTGCAGGCAATACCTTAACTTTCTATGATGATACCTTTTATAAGGCTAAAAAGGGGGAGGTTCTTTCGTTTAAGGATGTATATAACAGTAATATTTCTATAGATTTAGTTTCTATATATTCAAATGCTACAGAGGACTCTTATATTAAGTCTTTATATGTTATAAAAGCGAATAGCACTCAATCAAAGCAGTCTGATGTTAGAATAGAAATACCACAAGATTGTTTCTTTAGAATAGCTACAGCTTCAAATACACAGGCAGAATGCCCACTAAAAGTATATAGAACTGTCCCACTTTATGATGTAGTAAGTGCTGTTAATAAAGAGTTAAATGGATTTGAAGATACATATAAAGAAGAAAAGACTATTCAGATTCCACTGGTAGTTGAAACTAATCATATATCTAAGTACTACAAGTGCTCGGATAAATGCTTGATTATCTGTGACGATTTTACGCATAATAATAATGTTTTAAGATACCATACTATTAAAGATGACTCCGCTTCTATACAAACCATAAATATAGGGGTAAGAGGTCATTTTGAGTACACCCCACCTCAGAATGCAAAATATTTTTCAATAAAATTAACAGAAAGGTTAGACAGTGAAACCGGCAAGGTAAAAGTAATAGTACCAAGTAATTTTTATTATACTGAACTTGGAGAGGCAGATGGGGCAGCAGCAAAGCCTATAGTTATAAGTGGAGACTCTGTTGCTGGTAATTTGCAGAGTAAATTTGTTTCAACTCTTATAAATGGAGAAACTTCTATTTTTGGCAAGGCAGTAGGTTCTGAGGGTCCTTGGAGTACAATGATGAGAATGGGATGGGCACCATGTATGGTATTCCCATTTACTATTCCTGCAAGCAATAAATATGGTGTTAATGTTGATATGATTTGCAATATGCACTATAAGCCAGCAATCAAAGCAGATGGTACAAGTGGATTCACTATTACAGATAGAATGACACAGGTAGATTTTCTTGTATCAATATGGAAAACTACGACAGACGGTAAGCCTTACATATCTTTTGCTGGATTTGACTGCGAGATTAATGGTGTACAAGGCACTCTTGGCACATCATCTGGTGTAATCATAGATAAAGATGGCAATTTGGTGAATCCAGATAATCCAAGTGATAGACTGGTTACTATTTTTCAGAGAAAAAACGAGGGAGATGAAGTTGTAATCAATTCCCCAGTCTTAGCTAAACCTTTGGATGCAGAAACATTTGCAAATGCCTATCATATTAATTTCATGGGTCAGAATAGAGGTGTCAGGGATGTAGATAATGATTTCTTTATTGCTGATACCCAAGATACACCAGGAGTTGACTTTGCTGAGGTGTTCTTCAATATGCAGAAGCTATGCTTTAATGCCGCTGCAGGAAACTATATGATAATAGGCTGCCTCTTTTACGGCTATACAGAGGATAATTTTCAAAAGGGATTCAGAGGTAAATACGAGAGACTTTGTGAGAAAGAGTTTGGTGCAAAATTTGTCAATCTGAGACAATACATGTTAACACAAGCTCATCTGGCTTGTGGAAGAACTTTGTCACAAGAAGATAAAGATATGATAAAAACGGGGCAATTACCTCCTTATCTTGGCAATGTTCATCTTAATGAATTGGGACAAGAATTAGCTTCAAATCTTGTAGCCGAAAGATGTTATGAATTAGGTTGGATAAAGAACAAGCCTAATTACTATGATGTTGTAGCAACTCGCACAAGGTTGGAGACTGATGGTACTATTTAAAAGCCGAACTCTAAGTCGCTGACTTTATAGATAAAGAAGAAGGGTGAGTCGAATGATTCACCCTTTACTTATTTACTTACTTCAATCAATAGAGATATTACTCCTTCTTTGTTAATTCTAAAGCATCAGACTCATATACGCATTCTTGGCAAAAGCATTCTGTTGCAGGGTAGTATTTAAAGGAACTTACCTTTTCTATTGTGTACCCATTCTTGATTTTTGAGCAAGAGCTGCTTGTATGGATAACCAGTTGGCGATTGGGAAGATCACGCTCGATAAAAACGTTATCTCCTAAACTTGTTTTACTGCAGGATATAACAATCGCAGAGATAGCACCTAAAAACAATACTATTCTTTTCATATCAACCCAATATTGCCATCAGTATCGTGAATAAGAAGATAAAGAGCACGAACCATTCCTGTTTACTCATTTGATTATATTGAAAGCGTCCAACATATTATCAATATTTTCATCCTTTACGAAAAGACTTCCCATGTTTTGAGAAATTGTAATCGTAATAGAAGAATCGTTCTGACTTGCAAATTTGTGATAAATCCACCTTCGTATGTCGTTAGCCGTAGCTACTATATATTTATTACGATCACCTCTAGCAACAATAACATAGAAGCAATTACCACCATTGTACCTATCGAAACTTTTACTGCTTATACGAACAGAAAAGTTACCGTCAGAAGTAATCTGGATGGTTTTCACTTGAATATAAAAAGTCTTGTTATTCTTCATTGCTACAATATCAATACCATCATCAACAGGCATCCTTGCAACATTGTATTCTCTAAAAAGAAGCTCGCTACAAACAGCCATTTCTCCGGCAGTACCTGCAAACATTCTGTTTTCCGTAGCTTTTACCTTTGGCTCTAATGGCTTTATTGCAGGTTTGGGCTTGCGTTCTTTCTTAGGCTTACGAAGTTTGTAATAACCTTTTTTGTTACCACCTCTTCCATTTTTAACACGTTCGTAAATAGAATCCTTTTTCTTTGTATCATTTGCCAGATAGCGTGAAACCTGATTCTTTAATTCATCCGCATTTGAGTTTTTAAACTCCTCGTACTTATATACCAATTCTAGTGCAATATCTGTTACGCTCATTTCTGGGTAATCTACACCTTGAATCATAAATACATTATTAACAGCTTCTTTTATATCCATAAAATTATTGTTTAGTTTTATTAAAGCGTTATTTTTCCTGCAAAAGTAGCAAAAATATCAATAGGTTGTACCGTTAATCAACGACTTTCTTCTTAGTTTAGATTAAAGCTAAATAATTGAGCATCACATTACTCATCATAAATCTCTGAAAAACAGCTTTCTAACCCATGAAAACTTTATTTTGAGCATAGTTAGGCAGAGCCTAATCTTCTTCGTAACTTTGCACCAAGTTCAATAGTGAACGAAACGAATAAACTATTTTATTATGAGTGAGTCAAAAACTTACGTATTCGGGGAGAACGGAACCAGCCAGGGTGGTGGTTTCAATAGCATTCTAGCTATGCTCCCAGCACTTATGCAGCGACAGGGTGTAGATCCAAGTTTGTTTGCTCTCTGCAACGGCAAGGGCAATGGAAACGGATGGGGTGATGGCTTGTTTGCCATCTTGCTTCTCTTCCTTCTTATGGGTAGAGGTAACTTCTTCGGTGGAAATAATGGCGGTTGCTTGATGCCTAACGGACAGGGTGGCGTTATGCTCAATAACGATGCCAATACGGCTGTTATCATGCAGGCAGTTCAGCGCAATGGTTACGATGTTCAGTCGCTTGCTACTGCTCTCAACACTACTACCGGTAACGTTATCGCTGCCATCAACGGTGTAAGCAAGGAGATTTGCGGTGTCGGCAACCAGATGGGCATGACTGCTAATCAGGTATTGACCGCCATCATGCAGGGTAACAACGCTATCGCTACTCAGTTGGCAGAATGCTGCTGCAAGACCAACAACAACATTACCGCCATGGACGGCAATATCAAGTTGGCGATGTGCCAGCAGACTGGTACCTTACAGAATGCCATCAATAATGTGGCAGTAGGTCAGGAGCGTGGCTTCTCTAACGTAGCTTACGAAACCCAGCGCCAGACTTGCGATTTGCATAACGCCATCAAGGAAAGCACTCAGACCATCGTTGACGGTCAGAAGCAGGCTGAGATGCGCGAAATGCAGAATAAGATTGATTCTCTGCGTGAGGAGAACAGTACCTTCAAGGCTTCCGCAATGACTTCACAAATCGTGGGTCAGGCTGTAGCACCTATCAATCAAGTATTGGCTGGTCTGCAGAACGAGGTAGCTGGTATCAAGTGTAAGCTGCCGGAGACAGTAACCACCCCTTACAGCCCATTTACTGCGGTTCCTAACTGCGTGGCCTATCAAGCAGGTTTGTATGGTTTGAATGCTGCCAACAATGCAGGATTCTGGGGTTAAAGAAAGGAGGCTGCTATGTTATGGTTAAGACCTTATACATGGGTGAATCGTAACGGTTCGGCGGCTATCGCTTCTACTGGCGTGAAGGTGAATACTGCCGATGTGGTGTTCACCTTTAAAAACCACGCCTTCGTGAATGCCAGCTACAGAGGAACGATTTTCGTTAATCTGCGTCAGGCTATTCCGACTGGAACGACTGGTACGCTGCCTATCCTTTTCGAGACCAACGGAGCAACCCAAGCTGTAACCAAATTCAATGGTGATGCTTTGACGGTTGCAGACGTGCCGGGAACTGGAGTGGTTCAGCTCTGGTTTGAGAGAGACACTAACACCCTTCAGCTAATGACGGGTATTGTTTAACAAACAGAATAGATAATAGGAGATTACATTATGTTTCAAGGTTTAAGAACAAATTCTTTATTCTATGTCCTAGATAAGGGCGAAAACCCGAACTTGCAGATTGGTCAGGTTGTTTCGGTCAGCAATCCTCAGACAAAATACCCTACCTTCAATAATGGCTTCACGCCTCAGCCTATGGAAACTGTGGTTGATGTGAAGGTGAAGCTGAACGACGAGGAGGTGGATTTCAAGCAGCTACCTGCCAACGGACAGATAGCGAACGACAAGAATCTCGTTGTGAGCGACAACAAGGAAGCCATGAGTGCAGAGGTCGATACCATGCTGAGACAATCCAAGGCGATACTGGAGAGCGTAGATTACCACAAGAAAGTTGTAGATTCTTGTGAGGGAATGCTATTGCAACTCAACCCCCAGATAGCCAAGGAGAGGGAGCAGACTGAGAAGATCAGCAAGCTGGAAGGCAAGGTTTCTGGCATGGAGGGCAAGCTCGACAAGATGATGGGATTGCTCCAACAGGCGATAAACAAGTAATCTCCTATCTATTCACTTTAAAAATCTTAGAATTATGATAATGGTTGAGATTACAGAAGACAAGTTTGATGGCTTGTATGAGAACGTGGAGAAGGGTTTGCGCTACTTGGATAAGGCGATGAACTGCCTAGGCGAAATGAAGCGTGAAGGCAGACGTGACCGATATGGCGAGCGCAACCGCATGCCCGATTACAGAGGTCGTGGAGGCAGAAGTGGTATGCGAGAGCATGAAGAGTACGAAGACATGCGCCAACGTGACGACAGAGACCGTGGAGAACGTGATTATCGAAGCTACGGCGACGAGTATTAACTAACTTGGGGTTTGGTAGTGAAACAGATTTCGTTACCAAACCCTTTTTAATATCAGAAAGATTATGGAAAGAAAATACAGACAATCTTTGAACGCCTACGATTATCAGCCGGAGGAAATGAGGGCTTACCTTCGCTACAATGGTTGGCACTTCAATAAGAAAATGTGTGAGTGGGCAGTAAAGCAGATGCGGAAGAACGGTAAGCCTATCCGCATGATGAGCAAGGATGATATTGAGGAAATCTTGAAAAAGAACAACATCGTGCTGGAGAATAATGTGGGCTATGATGCGGTTTACATCGCACACATGTGTCTGGCAGACTTCTACGGCTCGTCTATCACGGAAGAAAAGCAGATGGCCCAGTTCATCAAAGACTACGTAGATGATGAGGATCAGCAGGACGGTTTCATCTTCAACCGCTTCTATGCAGATACATCTTTCAATGGCATAGGCATACCTTGGGAAGAGATATTGTAGTTGATAGTTTAAAGTTTAAAGTTTATAGTTTTGACTGAGCAGGAGATATATTTGGAAAGGTATGACTGGACGGTACATGTAATGTACGATGTCCACTCAAAGGATGCCATGAAGGTAAGAAGGCATCTTCGGGATTTGGGATGCGCCGGCATTCCTCTCGAAGATGCCTGTAATCTCGTGCTCGAAGGTCAGCCCAACAAAGGGATAACCTATTCCAATATAGGCACCAGAAAAACGATAGTAGTAATAGGTTGGACCACCTCAAAAGGGGAGTACACGAATAGCCTAACCCACGAAATGCTCCATGTAGTTCAGCACATATCCGAACAGTTCCTTATAAATATGTACACCGAAGAACCCTGCTATCTTCTAGGTTCCCTCTGTCAAGCCGCCGCCAGCAAGAAAAGCCCCCTCTAGCCCCCGTTCCTCAGCATTTTATGCTGAGTCAAAAAAAAGGAGTGAGCCTTGCGCCCACTCCTTTTTTATTTATTCCAATCTATCCAGTTCATCCACCGCATCCATCATGATTCTGTCAATATTCTGATTAGCGAAGTTGATGCTCTCGGTATCAGAAGACTTATCTCTGAGTTTCTTCCAGCGCTTCATCTGTTTCTCTGCCAACTCGATGATTCTAACCTTGGCAGCCTCCTTGGAGTTTTGGAAGTGGAAATACTCACCTATATTCGTGATTCTCTTATCAATCGGAACGTTCTTCGATTTCAGGCGGTCCACGTTGGCCATGGTCTTTTCCATTTCGTCCTTGTAGTTATACCACTTGCTCTTGGTTCGCTGCAAGCTGCTCTGCTCATTTGGCGTATAGAGTAGTGAGCGAAGGAAAGGAATATCCTTGGTTTCCGTGTCGCTTCCGTGCTTAATAACACCGATAGCACGCTCAGTAAAGGTAGCCGCACCACCACCTATGCCACCGATGTAGTGATTCAGCATACTAGGGTTTGTTACCATATCCAGGAAACTATTACCCAGCATATCTTCATTACCCTTGGCTACATCGTTAGTCTGAGCATTCACCCATTTATTCACAGCCATATATCCGTCAGGCACACCCCTGTAGGCTCTCTGCCAAGCAGGGGAATTTTCATTCCAGTCACCACGTCTTTCAATCGGCGCACCCTTCCAGTCGGTATTTAGCTCCCATTCCACGAAAGGAGATAGGGCAGAAGGAGAGATAGCTTTGATCGTCTCATTCAATGGCTCCTTGCCAGCCGAAGAGTTACCGAGATAGTCCATCACCGGCACAAGCTGCGACATACAGCCCACGGCATCCAAGGCAGGATTCTTCTGTCCGCTTACGTTTGGCGAGAAGGTCAAGCCAGCCGCCAAGTCACCCAAACCATAGAAGGCTCTCAACTCGATGGCAAGCGGAATAGTAATAAACTGTCCGCCACCTTTATATATACAGAGATTGTTTCTTCTCACGTAGTCAGGCAACTCGCCGTATGGGTCCTTCACACCCTTTCTGTCCTTCTCGTCCTCACTCGCAATCAGCACATTGTTACCTAGTGCAGCCAACGCACCGAGAGCAAAAGGAATGGCAAGCATATTGATAGAAGTACCCACAGGATGATTCTTCAAGTTCTTCACAAGAAGATTTGTACTCTGAATACCGGCATTGAAGAACATAGAACAATGTCTCAGATAGCTAGCCGTAAATCCGTAAGTCCATCTTGCAGCCGCCTTGCCGCCAGTCATTTCTCCGTTCTTGAAACTCTTGATGGCATCACCGCTACCATGGCGGTTGAAGTTGGTAGATACCTCCTTCGCATCATAGACCGAACGGATGATAGAGCGGTTACTGTCTCGGCTCGCACAATAGGTAGCAAATCGGGCGATATTCTCAGCCACCTCGTTGATGTTCGCCAGATTTCCGAAGAAGAAGTCACGAAGGACAGCACCGCCCTTGTCAATCTTGCTTCTTTCGCCCTTCACATCTTTTTTGTATTCCTTGGTCCAATCCTGCATGTTCTTGATCTGAACCCAACCGGTTTCGCCGCCGTTCTCCATGAACTCCTTGAAATATCGCTGAACCTTGTCGCTCATATCAAGTGTTCCGTTACGATACTTGGCAAATAAGCCCAAGCCAGTAGTTCCGCTCAAATCCTTGAAGCTGATATTCGATGCACCCTTATACAAGCCCAACTGCGCATAGTACTTCGCCCATAGCGCACCATATCTTGCACCCTCCTTGGAAGTAACGTTGCTCGATGCAAACTCCGCATCACGCATGATGTTTCGCATCACGAACTCAGGGTTATAAGATGTACACAACTGCGCCATCATTCTTGAAATAGAACTCAATGGTTTCATGATTCCCTTGGCACCCGAGTTCTCCAGCAATCCATTCAGAGCCTGCGCCGCTCTAGGATTTCCGTTGATAATAAAGGTATGGGTCCTTCCGGCAATCTTCACATCTACGATATGCTGCGATTTATTCTCCGCTCTTTGGAACTTATAACCAATCTTGTCTCTGCGATAAACCTTGTATGCCATACCCTGTGATTCCTTCATCTTCATATCCTTATTGAAGTCTGAAACAATCTGGTTGATTTCGTCGGCCGTAGCATCCTCAGGAATATCAGGGTAGCGCTCATAGACGATGTTCACCACTGGGTCCTTCTCATACCAGACGCTTGTTTCGGTAATCAGATTATTGCCCGAATTGTTTCTCGCGAATCTTGCAAATGCCTGACGGATAGCATTCATACCACCGTTCTTGATGGCTCTGTTACCCATCGCACCAATCTGCGCCAGTACGTTAGTTTCACTCAGATACTTGTGTCCTCTCGCTCTCATAATCGTGCTTCCGATGTAACTCTTCGGGTCACCCTGCTCAGTAATGTATCCATAAGTATCTTCTGCCGTAGCCTCATCATACTTTCTCAAAGGCACATACCAGTTGAACATATTCGATACATGACCATGCAATTCCTTGCTGATGATGCCATTCTTGTAGTCGCTGTCAATAGAATACTGGGTAGCAGCCTTCACCTTATCCCAATAGTCCTTTACAGCTCCCTTCTTGATGCTCTCCATCTTCGCTTCCGAATCCATCACGCTCTGAATAGCCTCGGCATCATTGTAAGGGTCAGAAGATTTCGTCACCTCCTGTATAGCGTGCATACCAGAATAGTCATGCTCGCCAGCCTCGAAGTCTGCATCAAAGTGATTTCTGATACTCTCGTCCAACTGTCTGTAGTACTCCTTCAGGTCGATGTTGCCAGCCTTCAACTCGTTGTCAAGATACTCCTTATCGCTATAATAACTGTTTTCCAAGAAGTCGGCATCCTGCTTTTTCTGCTCGTCCATCCTCATATTTCTAAGGAAATCACGCACAAAGAACTCTCTGTTTCGCTCCAAACCATGCTTGGTAATCATGTAGAGATTGAAGTTGCGAATCTTCTCATCATCCTTCTTTCCGTCGAAAGCATCCAGCACATCGGCCATGGCCTTGTCAAGAGGCTTCATCACGTTGCGCTCAAACATCTGAGCCGCATCACTCATCGCGCCCTGCATGGTGTTCTGCAGTATATAAGGATTCTCCGAAGAGGCAATATCCTCAATCTTCTTGTCTGGCACAATCGCATTCATCAACTTCTTCAACGAAAGCATATTGTCCATATAGCTCTCTGTGAACATATAGCCGTGCTCGTCAAGTGAACGGTGGTATCTGTCAAGTGCCGTGCCGGCAGATGGGGTAGTACGGAAGTGAATCTCACCATCTGTAGCCTCATTCCACTCAGCCTTGGTAAGATTATCCATACTTCTAACCTTTCCGTCATTTCCGTAGAACATGCCATCATGCGCCACGACAGCAGGCATACGCTCATGGTCGAGACGGTATTTCACCGCCTCGGCTCTCATCTTCCAATAAGGATCATCCGGATTCTTCTGCAAGTTCTTGCTCAACCAGAGCAAGTACTTCACATCTTTAGTATTAGGAGCAACACGATAACCGATTTCGTGAAGGAAATCAGATACCTTGTTTTTGATACCATTCCAGAAGCCCGGTTCACCCTTGCCATCCTCGGCGAGTCGGGCGATACCTTCCTCAATGGCATCATAGATATTCAGAGGATTGAACTTTCTCTCCTCATCCACCAGCTTCTTCAAAGCCGCATTCTCAGGCTTATCCAAGTCGTACCATACTTCACGAAGGAACTTGTCGAATCGTTCATCACCAAACAACTCGCTCATTCCCTTGTGTCCAACCACCTCATGCCAGATGGTCTTCTCGGCAGTATATCTATCGTGGATATTAGGCATGTAAAGATGCACCTCGCCAGTCTTCTCGTCATACCAGCCAGTAATCTTTCTACCTTCCTCAATAGCAGCCTTAGCCGCCTTGTTGGTGATTTCATCAACCGATGAAACCATGTTCACCTTTGCACCAGTCTTCTGAACCACCTTTTCGATATGGCTCTCAACAGATGAAGTGGGGTAGTTGCCATCGCCGTGGTCCGTGCGGAACTTGATGCCGCCATCCTTGCCCCATACATTGAAGGCATCCTTTGTCATTTTCACGTTGACGAACTTAGCCTGAGGGAACTCCTGTTCCAGTTCAGCCATCTGCTTCAAGAACTTCTCCTTTGTTTCAGGGTTCTGTCTGCCTTGCTCTACGGTAGTGATAGGCACACCAAGTTTTACAAGCTCTCTCAACTGGTTAGGGGTAACTACGTTCCAAGGGATAGCCAATCCTGTTCCTCTCAGTTGGTCGGCGATTTTCTCAGCAACCTCCTCGTCAGGCAATATTCTTACTGCCTTTCTCCATCTAGAGAGCATCACGCTTCTCTGTCTGTCCTTTGGCAGGAGGCTGTTTACTGTTCCAGAAGTCCAAGGCACCAAGCCCACAGAGTTCTTCGCGCCCTCGGCGTGATAGCCGCTAGTCTTCTCGCTCTCAGGAATCTCCCATTCCACAACCTTGATATTGCCTCTAGCGTAAGCGCCAGAGAACTGATCGTTCATCACCGAAGTGGAAGTGTGCATATAAGGGTTATAAGCCGCTGGTACTGGTCCTTCTCCTGCCCCAGGGTTCTTGTCGGTCTTTACAAGTTGGAACTTACCGTTCTTCACAAGGTCAGGTCGCTCGTCTGCGCCCATCCAAGCACCAATCTCTGTAGCATCAGTACGCTTTCCGTCAATGATAGCAGCCATAGGGGAGTAGAGCTTACCGTCCACCTCCTGCATTCCGCTATACATTCTGAAAGTCTTCTCCTTGTTGAGGCGGTCCAGTTCATCCTTGTCGGTAACTCTGTAGGCATAGCCGTTTTCCTCAATGTCATTCATGGCAATATCATCAATCTTTTCATTGAAATCATCCATGATGTCATTGAGAGCCTTATCCATCTTGCTTTTATCCGAAATCTCAAAGAGTTTATGCCAAGCGTTCTTTACAGCTTGCCACAAGGAGTTATCGCCTCGGTTGCGCAATTCGTTAACTGCGTTCATGATTCGCTCACCTAAAGAAAGGCCAAGTATCTTTCTCTGCTTTCCACCTGCCATTTCAGCAGCAAATTCATACTCATCCTTACCACCATAGTTACGTCTCTTTCCTTCCTCCCAAACAATTCTACCATCAGCCTTAACCTTATTGTAAATATCAATAACAGTCTTTACAGCTTCAATCTGCTTAGGAGTAAGCATACCTTCTGCCTTTCCGTCCTTTACAAGGTGGATGGCACCCATAGTAGCCTGATGAATTAACTCATGCAGAATGGTATGAGCCGCCTCTTTAGGGTTTGTGTATGTTCTAGAAAGAGTATCAATAAAGAGATTAATGTTTCTTTCTGGTGTAGCTTCACCAACATTGCCTCTCTCGTCACCCTCGTCCATGCCACCAAACTCAACTCCGAGTCGCTTGGCTATATCGCGCGCCTTCTCAAAGAGTCTTCTTGTGCCTTCTTCTTTTGCTTGATTTGTCGCCTCAAAGAGTCTAGATATATCTGCAAAAGAGGCTTTAGCTCCTCTTCGCAATCCATAGCCATCTGCGAGAGCTTTGGCTCGAACTTCTCGATAGTCCATTTCTCTCCTTGCGGCAGTTTTGGCAGCTTCAAGTTCAGCTCTTTTAAGTTGCACAAGATGCGTTCTACCTGCTTTCTCTCGGTTTCCAAAAGTTCGTCCCCAGAATCTAACTTCATCTTCTAGTCCATTTAAAGTGTAAGTAATTTCAGAAGCCTTGTATCTAGAAAATTCTGAGGTATAATAGTCAAGATGTCTGTTAAACTCGGCTTTATCCTCATTCGACAAGTCCTTAGTCAACTCGTCAACTCTATCATCAAACTTCTTTTCAATCTGCGAAGATACATTTTTATCTACATCTTCCGGAATGATTCTACTATTCTTAACATCTTTTGTATCTGTTTTAGAATACTGGAAGCCTCGGTCCTCACGGAAGTGGGTGCCTTCATCCTCAGAAGTATTGCGCTCCTCCTGTACCTTCACGCCCATTTTAGACAGACGGTCAAGTACTGGCTTCAACTGCTCTGGCTTGAACTCAGCAAGCATATTGTTGCCTCTGGTCTCGAAGTTATTGCCATTAACCAGTTTCAGTAAATCTTCATCCATGAAGTACTTGCCGCCCTTCGCCTTGCTCTTCGGTACACGAAGTTCATAGTAGTAGCCACGATTGTTGTCTATGCGTTTCACCTTTACTTCACCATCCGATGAAGTAACCTCGTCAATACCACCGTGCCAAGATGAAAGTTCAAACTTCTCAGCTACGCTGTTGATAGGCGCATCCGTAGTCAAGCCCTTAGGGTCGAATCGGTCCGGCATCAAGATACCAGTCTTCACCTCGCCAGTATCAGTAGTATATTTTACCAGCTGACCGCCCAATCCCTGATCCTTGCTGTCAACCAAAGCCTGCATCAGGTTACCGGTCACGATATAGCCATTCTTGCGGCTCTCATTGCTAGTCAGTCTATCCCAGTTATCAAAGTTTTGGTTCAATACTCTGAGATGGCTGTCTCCCATACTGATTGCCTGCTTAGTCATGTTGTCGATGGCACTGATAACATCTATATTGCCTTCACCTGCGCCTACCTTACCCACGATAGGGAATGTAATCTTTCTTCTGCCATCCAAGGTAGCGAAGGAAACAGAAGAGGCGTTAGGCGAGTAGTTATCAGTAATCTTGATGTCAATAAGTCTACCGTAACTGTTACCGAATCCGCTCAACTCATTAGGGTTATTCATATCCGTAGGCAGAGCGAAAGTTTGGTTTGTATCGAAGGTATCAAGCACACGCTCAAACATTTCAGCCTTGGCTTTCAGGTTCTTCATCACATCGTTCAGCTTATCTTTCTCCTGCTTGTAGATGTTGTCATACTGATAGCCAGCCATCTTCTCAATCTGCTCATCGCTCATGCCCGAATCCTTCTGACCCTTCTTAGCATCCTTGATATACTTCTCCTTAGCCTTGGTTGCAGCCTTCACGGCACGCTCCTCATACTTCTGAGTCTCGTCCGCAATCTTCTGGTCGAAGTATTCCTTCACGGCAGCCTTCTTCTCGGTCTTGTATTCATCCCAAGTCTTACCGCCAGTCAAACCATCCTGCGAAGCCTTCACCTCAGAAGCCTTCATAGGTTTCTTCAAGATGGCCATGTTCACCTTTTCTATATAGGTATTGTCTGCAAAGGCGTTATCGCCGCCCGGCTCTGCACCCTGCTTCCAAACTTCCTTGTGGAGAGTCTTAGCCTTCAGAGGCAGCTCGGTAATCTCCAAGTCATTCTCGCCCATTTCGTTGAGTCGCTGAATCTCGTTGGCATAAAGCTCGCCAATCTCCTGCAACATCTTCTCCTGCTCAGAAACTCTCAGCAGAGCCATACGCCCAAGTAACTTGCTTGCATCGGCACCAGCTTCGCCATCGCCAACACCGCCACCGCTTGCAACAAGCGTCTGTGGGTCGATTCTAGACAAATCATCACCATGACTCTTTTCCCATCCGAATGGGTCTGCCATGCGAGCATAAAGGTCAAGATGCTCTGCCATATACTCACGAACTACCTTATCACCATATTTATTGGTAATATCGGCAACTTCCATTTCGTTGAACTTACTCTTCTGTGAAGATGTAGTATTAGCATCAAGAGATTTCAACTTAGCCTTAAACATCATCAGCAGTCGCTGCTCGGCAGGGATAAGGGAAACCACATACTCGTATGCACCTCTAGCCACCTGACCGGTTCGGTCGATACGCCCACGCATCTGAACCTCATCGTTTACGTCGAGCTGCTGCTGCGCCACGATCATCACACGCTTTTTCTGGTCCTTATACTTGCTCGAAGCATGAAGGGAAATACCGGTTGCTGCACTCTTATTGAGAATAAGCGCATCAATCTTGCCATCGTTAAAGTCGCGCGCGAGTTTCTTCTTGTCTGTATCAGCACGCTTCACCTTGGTAACAGTTCCGTTGTCGTTATAAACAAACTCGGTCTGTCTACCGGTCAGCTCGCCAACCTTATAGCCAGCCTTCTGCAGTTCGTTCTTGATAACATCAATAGGGGAGAGTGAAAGACCGGTACTTGTCTGCTCAATCTTCTTTTCCAGTTCGTGATAAGCCTCAACTGCCTCATCGCCCAAATCCGAAAGCTTGATGTAGCCGCTTTCACTATTATCCTTTGCGTCCTTCTGAGTATAGCGAAGTGTACCCTCCAGACCCTTCTTCAAAGATGTGCCCAAGTCTGGTGCGTCCATTTCCTCACCAAGCGCAAGGTTGCCAGTCTGCGATTCGTTGGTATTGTTCAACGCAATCACAGGCTTCATACCCTGCTTCAAATAGTCGATTGCACGTTCTGCAGCAGACTTCGCTTTCAGGGAGAGAAGAACCTGCTGAACGGTATTGAATGCCTTGCTGGCAAATGGCTGATTCTTGATACCCAGGGCAGCCGTTCCCTTCTTGATTCCCATAGTAGACTGAATGGCAGCCAGCTCGTCATTACGCTCATCCACGTAACTTGAAACATATTTCTTTTGGAAATTGATAATATCATTAAACAATCCGATGATACTATCATACTGCTCTCGCTGTTCCTGCACTCGCTCAGGATCATCAATCGCCTTCCAGTCGATGGTTACGCCTGTCATATCTCGCTCACGGCGAATCATCTGACCGCATTGCGTCAAGGTCTGGCTCATAATCTCCTGCAAGGTGGCACCACCACGCTTCACCGCATCAATCAAGTCGGATGATTTCATACCGCCCTCGTTCATGGCAGTACGCAAAGCGTAGATAGGCATGTTGTCTGGTCTCTTGGCAAAGGTTGCAGAGAAGAAGGTAACGTTCTTTGCCTTCTGAATAATGTGTTGGAAATAGTTGCCCTGACCGCTATTACCACCAGCCGTGTGGCTTTCGTCAAGGATAAGATAGGCGTTGTCCATCAGTTTTTCAATAGCATCACGTCTTCTTTGTCCGCTAAGGGCAGCAGCACCGAATGTCTTACCCTTCGCAAGTTTCTTCTCTTTTCGGGCACCATTCTCGTCAAACTCATACACACCGTTGCTTACTTGGCTGTAAGTAGTCAATACATAGTCGTATTCCTCTGGCAGTTTTCCGTTCTTTTCGATGTAGTCGAGCACACGCTTCACCTCGCTCTTCGATGGCAAAGCAAATACTACATTTCCGTCTGAGTCAGTAATGGCAGCTTCCTTGGCACTACCGAATACAAATGGTCTTAGGTCTGGGCTGCCAATATCCACCAAGTCACGGTAAACATCACTCAGCAATCCTGCTGTCTTGGTGAAATATACAGGAACCTGACCCTGCTTCTTGGCGTATCTGATAAGCGAAGCAGCCTGTCTTCCCTTACCGATACCAGTCATATCTCCAATGATAAAGGCGTTGCCCTTCTTTGCCTGCTGCAAGGCAAGGGCTACAGAGTCAACCTGCTCTGCAGCAAGATGAGAATACAAATCATCCTTATCATTATAGCCCAGCTCGTCAACAAGGAACTGGTCGGCATCGCCCAACTTTTCAAGGTTCTTGTTTACCGCCTCCTGCTGGTCGGCAGGCATCACGGCTTTCAGAGTGAATGGATTTCCACTCTTAGGGGTATAGGTAACTTTCTCGGTGCTTAATCCACGTACGGATTTGTCCACCCGCTGTAGTTGTCCCCGTGGTCCGCTTCCGCTCCCGGTGCTGGCAGGTTCATCAGCATTTGGCTGAGCGTCATTCCGTCCAGCTCCTCCTGATCCATTTCCTCGCTGCTCGTTGGTTCCAGTGGTTGGTTCTTTGCTTGGAGAAGGCTCTGTCCCTGTTCCGTCTGTTCTACTATCTCCATCAGAAAGTCTTCCATCTTCTCTTGGCTCGGTTCCTCGTTGATTTTCCAAGTCATCATGGGTTCCTGATACGGAAGTGGAGTCAAATAGGTCAGACTCTCGCTTACCATCTGGTTCGCTTCCTCCTCGTTTTCCTGCTCGTACTCCCTCTTTAGGAGTACCAGTAGCGCCTTGTTTATCAAGTTCTGGTTGAGCACTTCTTGTTTCTTCTCCGATGGAAGAATCCATCCGTTCACCTCGTAGTATATCATCTTCAATTCGTTTATAAAGTTCGTCATAATCTTTCACGGTCTCGGCTCTAGCCTTATCCTTTACTGGTGGAAAGGCATTCTCGTTCAAGCGTCTTCCGTTTATTAATATAATACGTGTAGGGTAGCTGGTTCCCTGCTTTGCATACAGACCACCATCCACATTAATCACGTCCTCCACATTATAGTGGCTATAGAGATAACCAAGGAAAGCCTTATCCTTCGGATTCAGACTTCCGTTCTTGGCGTATTCAGTCTTGCCGCCGATGATAATGGCAGCACGACCATCGTCCTTCATGCTCTCCAAGGCATTGATAGCCATCTGTCCTTCCAAAGAAGAAATCTTGTAGCCGTCATACTCCTTAGTGGTAGCACTACCGAATGGTGGGTTTGTCACCACCACGTCAACGTCCTTGTCTGCAAAAGGCTGAGTTCCGTCCTGACTGGTCACGTTCTTGAAGCCCTGTCTTCTCAGGTTCGCCAATCGCTGTGCATCAATATCGTTAACATGTACCTTATCCATTGGCAAGCCGATGGTAAGCATACCGTTGCCGGCACTTGGTTCAAGGGCACTGTCAATCACCTTACCTTTGCCCTTCACATACATATCCGCAAGGAAAGCATAAGGGGCAGGAGTAGAGTACTGCTGCTTCATCACTCGCTCAGAATCTCTCTGGTTGAGGCTAGGCTGATTCTCATAGAGTGTCTTGATGCGTTCAAACTTCACGGCATCGTTGGTTGATTCAGAAGAAGCAATACCTCTTGCACGCTTAACAATGGCTGTTTCAGCAAGCTCCTGAAGGTCTGTATCCTTAATATCCTTCAAACCAACTCTCTCAGCTATCTTTCTCAGTTCAACGATACCGTTAAACTTATGTTTGAAGCCCAACTGTAGGTTCACGGTATCAATAAACTTCTTCTCAGCCAGCTTCCTCTCCTCGGCAGTCTTGGAGTCACCCACCAGATTCTCCTGATGCTTAGGTGAAGTCTTCTCGTAGTAGTCAGCCCATTCCTTCAAGCTCATGCGCTGCTCACCATCACGATAGCGGATATTCATCATCTGCTCATAGATAGCATCCACGTCTTCCTTCTTAAAGAGCTTGGCAGCAGGGGCAAACTCCTTGCGCATTTCCTTCACCACGTCTTCAAGATTGTGCATACCTCTCTTGATTCTCAGATAAGCATTCTCGGCCATGGCGCTCACCAGCTTAGGCAATACCTCCAGCTGTCTAGAGTTAAGACCAACAAACGAAGCAGATATTTCATCCTTGCCGGCATTCTTGAGCATATCCCAAAGGTCATTAACTTTCTTGTTTGAAGCCGCTACTGCTGCATCGTCAGCAGTTTGCTGAGGCTTCTTTTCGGTTTTTGCTTTCTTCTCCTTCTCGAATCCTTCTGCTGCATTCTTGATTCCTTCCATAGGGTCAGCAGATGGTTCCGCTTTAGGAGTCTCAACCTTTGGTTCAGTTTTCTGCCCTCTGGTCTTGGCAAAGATGCTTTCATAGATAGCACGGTGCAAATCATCCGTCACCTCACCATTAAGATAATCAAGAGCAATATCCTTGGATAAATCATCCACGTCAGCCTTCATGATCTCCTCCTCAGTCAGAGGATGCTCCTTCTTGAATTCCTGGGCGGCCGCCGCAATCGGGTCAAAAGTAGGGTCTGGCTTCTCTTCTTTAGGAAGGAGTGGGAGACCGCCTTCTTTAGACGTTTCACCATTCAGCTTCTTCATGTACTCAATTCCGTCATGAATGAATTTCTCGGTTTCTGCAATATCGTCAGGATGCAGACGCATCAAATTATCATCCAATCCCTTGATATTTCCGATAAGCCAAGTTGCCTGTTTCTTATTCAGCTTCACACCTTCAAGAAGTTTTCTTGTTGTAGGATCGTCAGAGGTCAGACGTTCAAGATAACTCAACTGCTTTTCAGTAGCAGGCTCAACTGGCTCATTCTTGATTCTGTCTAGCGCATTTCTTGCCATGCTGAGAATGCCAGCAATCGTATTACTACGAGAAGGTTCTGGTTTCCACTCATCATGAGGAATGCCCAGATAATCATCAAGTAAGTCTTCTGCCTTGTAGAGAAGCTGAAAAGCATCATCCTTCTTCTTGATTCCACCTTTCTCAATCTCTTCAAGCAAAGCCTTCTTACGGTCATAGATAGTACCTTTCGGCATTTCTTCCGAACTGGTTTCGGTCTTATCGTCAATTCGCTCCAACACACCATTCAGGTCACCAAACTTCTTGCCATCATACTCGTAGTATGAACCAGTGTATTCGCCCTTCTCGTTTGGCTCATCAACCTTGATAACCTCCTTGTCTCCATCAATCAGAATCTTCTGCTTCATGATAGGACCATTCTTTGATGGAGTCTCGGTTTCCTCGTCCGTCACTTCAATACGACTTTCGAGTTCCTTGTTTACCAAATCGTCAGGTTCCTCTACTCTTCGTCGCTCTGCTTCTGCTGGTTCATTTCCTCCTGATGCTTCTTGTTGAGGTTCTTCAACGCCTGAAACATCATGGCCTCCTTCAATTTCTGAATGTCCTGTTCCATAATCTTGCCATTTTTTAAAGTTCAAATACTCATTAATTAACTCTTCCTTGGTAGGAGCTGCTTCAAACATATTGCCCTCGCCAGTATTTCTAGCCTTAGCGATGCGGTTGTATTCGTCAAGTAAATCTCTGAAATCAGAAACCTTGCCCTCCAAGGCTAAAGCCATCATCTGAGAGATAGAAGGGTAGCGCTTAGCTGCATCCTCACCGAACATGGATGGTGTTCTCAGCAGCGTATCAACCTTATTGCCGCCCTGTCTTGCCTCATAGAGCAACTGGATAGCCTGATCTATCTCATCACGAAGAGAGAACTCGCCCAACTTCATATTATCCATTACCGAGCGGATAGCGTTGATAGCCTTGTTCTTCACCGTAGAGTCGATGCCCAGCATTCTGATAGTCTCTGGCTTGAAGATTGAACCCAAAAGAAGGTTCTTCACATACTCCCTGCCTTGTGCAGAAAGTCGCTCAGGACTATCCATCATCTGCGCCACCTCGTTCTGTCCGATGATGCCTTTATCTACTAACGTCTTTACCAAGTCATTTATTGCCTTGGAATTGTTAAAGAAAGCATCAAGAGAGCCATTTCCCTCAATCTCGGCAACAATCGCACCTACCTCGTCAGAAGTCAAGGTCTTAGCCTTGGCAACCGCCTGTTCGGTATTACTCTGAGTCTTCTTCTCGTTTCGGTTAAACTTAGCGAAGGTAGCTGCATCGTATGGCAATCTCTCATCCGTCACCAACACCAGACGTGGATGCTCGATTCCGCTCTGCTCAATCTGCTCTTTGGTAAAGCCGAAGTTCTCGGCATTCTCCAAGAGATCGTTGATGTATTCTGCGTCCGTGCCTTCCTTTGCAGCCTTCTGTCCTGCCATCGTTCTACCGTTACCATCATAAACGATGCCCTCGTCAGACACCACTGGCACCTGCTCGATAGCCATACCGTTATACTTTCGGGCTATCTGGTCCGTATTCTGCTGAGCTGCCTTGTCGTGCTCATAGTCACGATCGTTCACGGTTCTGCCCTCAGCATCGGTAGGGAATCCCTCAGATTTCTTATAGTCGTTATTCACATCATGAGAAGGAGTAAGACTTTCTGCCGGAACAATCTCATAGTGTCCCTTAATCTTTGTCTCTCCGTCAGGCAGCATTCTTGTGCGCTTGTTGCCTACAAGTCTAGGTGCATTCACAAACTTCTGTGCAGCCACGCTGCCAGCCTCATGAGCGCCCTCAGTCTGTTCAGTACTGCCAACAGTCTCGGCAACCTTCTTGGCAGTCATAGTCTTCTTGATATTCTGAGCGTGCTCTAGCTGCTTCTTGGCAGCTTCAATAGTCTGATTCTTCAAAGCCTCCTGCTCCATGATGTCGTTAGGCTCGGCGGTATAGTCCACCTTCATCTTCTCGGCATCCTTCAAAGCATTCTCAGCTTTCTTAATCTGTCCGTCCACCACCTTCTCGGCATTCTCCCCGAAATCCTCAGTAAGAATCTCCGCACTCTGCTCAGGAGTCATGCTAGCATAGTCAGGCGTAGGTCTTCCCTTGCTGTCCGTAGCCATAGGAACATCTGTACCATCGGCAAACTTACGGGTCTGCTGAGGCTGCTCTACTTGTTGAACTGAGGCATCGCCTTCGCTAGCATTTTCCTCTGCTTCTCCATCACTTCCACTATTGGCATTGTCGCCTTTTCGAATTTTTCCATCTGTTTCATTGTTACTAATCTCTTCATTTTTATTTTCTTTAGGTTGAACTTCCTGCTGCGCCTTGGCTGCATCCTGCATCGCCTGCTCCTGTGCCGCCTGATTGTAAGGCTCAGAGTTCTTCATCTGCAATCTCTGACGATATTCTGCAGCAAACTGGTCGATAGGCTGGTTTTGGAGCAGAGTAACCTCGTCTGCCTTCACGTAAACCATTTCCTTTGTATTAGGATCTAAGCAGACGAGCATATCGCCGCTGCCTTCCTTGGCTCTACCTGTAGTCTGGTCGAAGGCAACATCACCCGAACCAACAAGAAGTGTTCTTCCGTTGCTGTCTTGAACATACAGAGCCTGCTCGCCATTCATCGCCTGACCGTTCAAGGTTCCGTGATAGCTCCAATCTGAAATAAAGCTCTTCACGTTTTCCTCTATAGCGTCGGCAGTAGCCTGCTGCATACCCTGCACTCTGGCATTCGCATTAATATATTGGGCAAGTGGGGTCAACTCTTCTTGTATCAATCCATTCTGAATGAGTGCATCGTAAATCTGTGCCGGCGTTAAGCCCTGCTGGTGCAATTGCTCAAAGGTTTGCTTGAACACATCGTTGCTATCCATCGCTGCATCAAGGGCTTGCTCTGCGTTGCGAAGATTGCGCAACTCATCAACTACCACGCCGCTATCCGGGTTGTCCGTTCCCAGACTATGCTCCTCGGCAACCGTCTTACCTTGGCTGGCAGACTGGTCTGCGTGTGGCCTCCAGCTAGGGAAAAGCTCATCTTCGAGTGCTCTCTTCACATGATAGAAGATTCTGTTCTCCTCATCAGTACGCTTCATCGGGTCCTTGCGCATGATTTTGTCAATATCAATAACAATGCTTCCTTCTTTACCAAGAAGTTCTTTGATAGAAGCCATGAAGTTATTAGTATAACCTTTGCTTTCTGATCTGAGGTAGCCAAGCAAACCGTTCTTATCTGCATACTTCGTCCAATCAAGATAGAGCGCACTCTTCTGGTTGTGCAAGTCATTAATCAGTCGGGCATTATTCGGGTCTGTAATATCCTTATTCTCGTCATATCCGTTTTCTTTAAGGAATCTAAACGCTAGATTAGTGACAGTTCCATCATCATCTATGAACTGCATATCCTTCATCCTTGCGTAGCCCATCAGCGACATCATATCGTCATTATCACGATAAAGCTTCTGCTTGTAAAGAATAGCTCTGCGTTCATCGGCATTCTTATAAGATGTACGTGTAAGCAGCGTTCCATTCTTTGTGTATTCAAGAATCTGCTTATTCTTCACGTCGTTCACGCTTCGGTAGCTTTTGCCTCTTGTCGTGTTAAACAGTCCCATGGCCGCATTCACCTTCTCTTTGGTGCTCTGAGAAACGTCAGGGTCGTTCATGAAATCCGTGTAAGCAGTCTTATACTTCGGATCTCTTGGTGCTGTCTTCGATGCACGGTCCACCTTCACGAAAGCATCCATCAGATTCTTGCCAGATGCAGAAGAAATCAATTCATTCTTCTCGTCAGGAGTCAGACGAATATCCACGGCAATAGGAGAGCCATTGGCATTCTTTCCAATCACGAAATTACCACCGCTATTATGAGTAAGATGATGCAGAATATTGCCCATCTTCACGAAGTTACTAGACTCGCCAGCCTTGAATGCGCCAACCATCACAACATCTTCCAGCCAAGTGCCGAATGAAATATCCTTATCACCGGTCACGTTGTCGGCAACCATCATGGTTCCAGCCTCAACGCCCAGTCCGGCGGCCGTAGCACCAAACTTCTGCGCGCCATGAAGCAACCGCTCGCCAGTACTCTTCTCCATACCTGTAATACCGAACTTGGAAACCCAAGGAGACATGATTGCGCCCGAAACTCCAAACATCGCACCCGTTACCGCACCATGCTCAGCACCTTTCAGACCAGCCTCACCGATAGCCTGCAGCGAAGTATCATCGCCAGTAGAAGCCTGATTCAAAGCAGTAGTCACACCCGAATATCCTGCAAGGTTCAGCGCACCTGTTGCCGTTCTGGTTCCCAATCCCGACATGATTTTCTGTGCCGTAGTCATGTTGGCCACCTTGAAAGCCATCTGCTGGGCGGTAAGCTTCTGTGCTGCCTTCATCACGCCAGCCTTCACCAGTCCGTTAGTCAGAACTCGGGTTCCAGTATTCACGGCAGCACTTGCGCCGGCACCGATTACGGCGAGCGGACCAGAATCAGCAGCCATGTTTACTGCAGTAGAAGCGAATCTCGTACCGATTCCCGAGCGATAGGTTTCATCCTTGTGTCCGGCAACCTTCTGAATCTCCGCATCACCATCTGCAATGGCAATACCTTCCTGCAATCTCTGTCTTGTATCTCTAGACATAACAGATGGAGCCACCACCATACCGATAATAGAGTTACTGAGGTTCTTGACAATATAGTCAAGCGCACCATGAGGCATGATTTCCTCCTGGTTGCGCATCGTCAGAGCCTTCTGAGCATAGTTCATAATCTCTGGAGTAACGTATTTGTCCACGTATTCCTCTACACTCATGTTCAGTTTCTCTGCGCTCTCGGCAATATGGCGCTGCATTCCCTTCTGCGAATAAATCTCGTTGATTTTGCTGCTCAGATTGTTCATCAGAACGTTCTGTCGGTTCACTTGCTCCTGTGTCTGTGCATCACGGAAAGCCTGTTCCTTTACTGACTGAGGCGCATAGATGCCGCCCATCTTGTCAAGGTTCTGCTGATACTGCTGACGTGTCAATTCCTGTGCCTCATTCATGGAAGAATCTACCAGTTCGAGCAGATCATTACCCAAAATACCTTTGGACTGGCCGTCATTTCTTACGAACTTGTTACCCTCCACCTCATACTGGGCGAATGCTCTAGCATCGTCCTCTCTCTGCTGCTTGGCTCTAGCCCTGCGAGCTTCAGGAGTAGAAAGCTGCTGCATCGTCTCGTTGAAGTTCTTGGCAGTAGGGGTTATTCTGCTTCTGCTGATAGGGGTAGCTCTCTGCTGCTCCTGACGTGCTGACTGCTCTTGTGCTCTTTGCATGCGTGCGCGCGCATTACTAGCCTGCGCCTGCTGCATCGGGTTCATCTGGTCGTTACGCATGTGCATCAACCGCCAGTTCTGCATGTAGTCTGTACCAGAAGTAGTAGCCGTTCTAGGCTGCTGAGCCTTCTGCTGCCTTGGCTTCCGATACTGAGCTGCGACTTCCTGCGCTCTCTGCTTCATCGTCAGCTTCTTGACAGGCTGAACTGGCTTCTGCTGCTGAGGCTTCGGATTTACTGCGTGAAGTCCGAGTCGCTGCGCAAACTCCTCATACGAACTACTGGAAACAGCACCGTCTGCATGAAGCGCATCATAGAGCTGCTTTCTGTTATGATAGCCCTGCTTGCCAGGCGCATACACGAACTGTCTGAAATGTTCTCTAGTTCCCGATACTGCGCCATCGGCTTTCAAGGCGTTATAAAGTTGGTCAAATTTATCTCCAGCCATATATTATATATTAATGTTTATAATCCAAGTTTCTTTGTATTTTTATAGCCGTTCTTCGACTTGCCGGCAGGCTTTGGTCTGTTTCTCGCATTCCTAGCCGCATTCTGCGAAGCTGCTGCCTGACTGGTAACAGATGCACCCTTTCTTCTTGTGGTGGTCGTTACCTCTGCGCCAGTCTTCGGATTGATGGTCTTTGTACTGGTAGAAGTAGAAGTCTCGCCCTGCGGAAGCTTGCCGTATTCACGGTAGTACTCCTGTTCCCACATGGTCTTGTTAGGCTGATAGCGCATCTTGCCGTTCTTATCCTCAAACCAGTACTTGGCTCCCGAGCCGCTACCGCTCCTGCCTGACCGTCCACCGCCGCCACGCCCCTTATGGGTTGCGTTATACTGCTGAATAGCCAGACGCTGCCTAGCCTGCTCATCCTTCACCTTGTCACGCTCCTTCTTATACTCGAAGTCACGCTTATCCTTATCCTTCTTATACTGGGCAGCAGCCTCATCCTTTCCCTTTCGGTACTCAAACTTATCCTTGGCAAGCTGATTACCCTCACCACGAAGACCCATAAGATACTCCTTATAAACCTGATCAGCCTGTGCTTTTCGGTTATCTAGGTCGAAGTTTGCCTGCTTATAGGCAGCATCCGCATCAAGGGCAGCCTGTCTCTGTCTCTGAGCCTTGCGGTTTTGATAACCCTGTTCCATCATGGCAGTAGGGTCGTTGAACACCTGCAGAGGCGCACCCTTCGAAGTGTTGATGATGTTTCCCATGTGACGGATAGCATCTGCAAAGGCTGCAATACGCTCTCGGTTGGTAGTGATTCTGCGGTCATATTCGTCAGGAGTCTCGCCATCACGCATTCCCGGTCTACTCTTCGGTATAACCTTGCCGAGCCAACTGAAAAAGCCGCCATCCCTTTTTTTAGGGTCAGCCTCAAACTCTGGAACCTGCTGTTCCTGCGGCATCTGAAAGCCGCTCAGAGCAGTAGAAAGCGTATCATAGCGAGGTGTTCCGTCAGCATTCCAACCTGTAGAAGGCTGCGGCATTCCCTCAAAATTGCTCTGAGGCTGAGGAGTATTCTCTGCTGCATCGCCCATGTAAGGAGTCTGTACTGGTCCCAAGGCTGGGTTAGCATTACCACTTCCCTGCGGAACGAACTCTTCCTGCTTAGGCATCTGGGTGAAGTCTGTAATTGGTGCTGCGCCAGTCTGAACAGGCTGAGCCTCAAACTTACCGGTAGCACCGCCCCCATTCCCGAAGAAGTTAACGCCAGCACCGCCATTTACCCCCGCGGCTCCTCCGTTGCCTCCATTCATCACCTGATCATAATCGGGATATTTCGCCCTCATCAGGTCATGCACAGCCTCAGGATAGCCGCCGATAGTTACCGGCTTCTTCCTAGGCTGCTGCGTATTCTGATTATTGTTTACTACCATAAGTGTTGCATATTCTTAAATAAGTCTATAACATCATCACCAAATAGCCTAACCGTAACCTTTAAGCTTGGAGAAATATCTTTCTGGTTTGTAACGTCTCCATTAGAATTGTCATCTTTGACAGGAGAAAGTTTCTTATCCTCTTCCTCGCTTAAATCAGGAAGCTGAGGGTTGAAACTGTAGCCATTCGCTAAGCGGCGATATTCTTTGAAGTCTTCTGAACAAATGGGTTTTTCGCAAACTATAGCCTTTGCCATCTTCCGAATCATCTTTACAGCTTCAATACCGTATTCACGATACTCCTTAGAGTATTTACGAACCTCTTCAACCAGCTTGGTCTTCTCCTCCAACTCCTTCTTGGTAGCCGCCAGTTCATTGCCCAAGTCGGCAATTACCTCGTCCTTCTCTGCAATCACCTTCTCTTTATAAGCGAGAGCACTCTCGGCACTCTTCAAAGCCCGAGCATCAATCTCGTCAACAATCTTGTCTGCAAGCTTCTTCTTCAACTTCTCGTTCTCCCCAACATACTTAAGACCTAACTCGGCAAGATTCTTCTCACGAATCTTTGTAAGGCGAAGTTCCTCGTTTTTATTGTGGATAATCTTGTTAAGTCGTGTAATCTCCTTGCCGAGATGCTTAATCTTCTTTCCCTGCTCAGCAATGGTTTGCTTGGAAGAACTAGCAATTTCCAATATGTCGAGCTTTTCATGCTCCAACTTCTTGATCTTCTCAGTCTGTTCGTCAACCAAGGCTTTATCGAAGTATCTCGCAGGAATCTCACCTTTTTTCAAATCCTCATTTTCCTTCTCCAGAACTGATTTTTCATAATAGAGTCGGCTGATACTGTTCTCCTTCTTCTCTACAAGCGAAAGCAAACGAGTAATCTCTTTATTCTGCTCGTCAATCTGCTTTGCCTGCTCATCCAACAAGGCATCGTTGAACTGGGAAGCTGCTTCTTTAAGGGCAGGGTTGCCTTTCTTTGCTTTCTCTTTACCAGAGACAGGTGCGTTAGCATGCTCTTCAAGCTCCTTCTTCAAGCGAGCCTCTCGCTCATACCATTCAATAGGAGACAAACCAACAGTCCATCTATTGGCATTGGCTACCTTTATGGCTTCGCAAACTTCTGGCTTCTCAAATTCTCTTATCGCACCATTCTGGTATATGACTTTATTCGCTAAAACCATGTGAAAACCTTCCTTCTTCAATATCTTCTTTGCTTCTTCAAATGTCATAATCTATTTTGTTTTATGTTTTAAAAACAGGTTTATAATATCGTGGTATGATGCAGGAATAATGCCGTTATCTGTCTCTTTGTAATAGTAGAATTTAGAACCCCACTCATCAGATTCTTTCTTGCTTTCTACCACTTGCACATTTCGGACTTTTCCATCCTTGCATATCAACCGAGCACAATACTCTCTTCTAGTATTTACTCTATGGTTATACTGCTCGTCCATTTCTTTTAAGAACTTCCTTAAATCATCTAGCGTTATCTTATTATTGCTAGACTCGAATGGCTTTTCTGTCTGAGACAAAAGACCTTTTCCTATCTTTACTTCCATATTATTTATATTTAATCATTTTAACACTTCCCGAAAATTTAAGGGTGGGGGAAATCGGAAAACCGAAATCCAGAAAAAGGGGGTGGGGGGAGGCAGAATTTCTTTATTTGTATTATTCTACTATAATTTGCAACGGTGGTCAAAGGGGGTGGGGGTCTTGG